TTAGCATAACGTTCAAGTTGATCTTTACCTTCAAACGTATCTAAGTCAACGTTAATGTGAGGCAGTAGTTCAACATTAGGCATGTTCTCAATGACACCACGCATTGATTCTAGTAAGCCGATACGCTTTTTCAGTTGTGCGTTCCAATGTCCCCGACGAAAATCGTGCAATGGGATAACATCAAAGATGTTAAACACACTGTCTTCGGCTTGTACATCTGTCTTACGTCTTGCTTGACGCATCAATTCTTGAAAACTATTGCCAATGACCTCACCGTCAAGTACAAAGCCCTCTGTCAATGCACGAGGTTCATGCTCTGCTTTGCCGGTAGCCCGTACAATTTTAAGATGATTGTCTTGAATTTGCTTTTCAATATGAGTAAAGTTTTCAAATATTTTACCATTGCGACTATAACTGGTAACAGTAACATCACCAAAGTCATTGGGAATGACAACCATCAATACACGAACACCGTCTAGTTTAGGTTCAAGACGTTTGATGCCCTTCATTTCAGGCCTTCCCTCACTATTAGTTGCAAGTTGACAACCAAAGATAGGGATTTCGTAATCTGTCTTCTTACAGATTTTGTTGATAGTAGTTGATGAAATGCCAGCCCGCATATCTCTACGTAGTACGGGAGCAAGGAATGTATTCCATTCAATAGAATCAAAACGTTCTGCCATACTTTGAATAGCATCACGTGCGGCATGACCAGTCAATCTACGCTGACTAAGTTGTAACATCAATTCATTGAATTCAGTCCAAGGGTTTTCGGCATCAACAATACCAATCGTATCGGGAATCTGCTTGACACCGAATGTCACATATGGATTATAACAGGCTTTGAGAAAGCCTAGAAATACTTGACTGTTTGTGCTACCGAGGACACTTGCCTCTAATGCTTGTTTAAGTACATCTTCTTTGTGAAGGCGACTATCGCTTTCATTAAGTTTGTTAATCCAACTTGCTGACATTATTTGTTATCTCCAAAAGGCCAAGATGATGTTGCCTTGAACGGGGGACGGGGCTTGAGTTCAATATCTGTTTCTATAACGCTATTATACTCATCCTCGTCAACAATGTCAACCGTAAAGGGCCCTAAAATGGTAATTTCGGCATAGTCAACTAGCCAATCATGTTCACCGTCATACAACCAACCTGCGCCACCTTCTTCCCACGCATCTTCGATTTGCTGTTTTTCTTCCTCATCAAATGAATCGTCAAACTCAAAATCTACTGCGCATAGATCATCTAGTTCAGTACCCCAACCAAGACTACCATCTACAATGTGATACTTGTCATCGCTAAATGGAAGTTCGGATTTGTCTTCAACAAAGCCCTGACCCCAACGATAGAGTTCGGTAACAGACCAACTACGAATTTCTCCGTCTTTGTTACTGTATACATCATAGAGTACTTCTACTGACTTTTTGTCTGTAGGACGAATACGATAAATTTGTTTCATGCGTCTACCTCTTTTACTTTCTCATTTTTTAGTATTGCAAACAACCTACGATTACGCACAAGTTGTTCCTTATCCTCACGTTTTTTAGAATTGGAAACTTTGAGCATTTCATCATATTGGCGAGACCATTCAATACCACGTAGCCAATACTCAAGTTCTTCCAATGTTCCAACAAACAATTCAGCATCGCGGCTATAGATAGGTAGACTATCAATATCTTTGGGCTTTAGCGCAACCATGTCACCAAACTCAGTTTCCAGACGATGTTTCACATGACATAACATGAAACCTAAATTCGAACACCTTTCTTCAAGTCTACGAATCTTTAGTATTGTATTATAGCCGGTCATAATTGTCTCACTTGTATTCGTATGCGTCCCAAACAAGGAACAACCCAATAACGGTCCAAATTACTGCCATGCCTATTTGATCCGTTAGATAATAATTCAATGCGGCAAGCAAGTTAAGACCGCCGATTGTATAGCCAACTGGCTTGCGATTTCGCATCAACCATTCAAAAAATTTACGCATAATATACTCCTGTTATTTGTTTGCTTGCTCTTGTACAGTGTTTTTAATTTTATCTACACCATTGTCTAGCATTTTTGCAATGCCACTAAAGCCTGCTGTGGCAACAACAATGCCTACGATAACACCTGAAATAAAATTAAACATGATTAACCTTTGTGTGAGAAAGTTGAGTAGCATCATCGCGGTGTGCCTTAACCTTGCCAGTAACAGTAATGTTATTGCCACGCTCAACACGTTCACGATATGAAAAGAAAACTGCCTTGTTGTCATTGGTCAAGCCAGTGACAAAAAATACGTTATAGTTTTGCGAATAGGTACATTTGACAACTTCAATGTCAAGAGTTACCTTGCTACCAACACTGCCAATATGTCCGTTAGCATCACGCACACGTGCATTTGCATCATCATATGACTTAGCACGAACATAGCAAGAAGGAAGTGAGGCAATCACGGCAATGTCATAATTAGAATCGATAACGTCACGATTGGCAATAAGCATTGCCGTGTTATCAAAATCGCTGAGGCGAATACCCTGCAAAATCTTAAAAGTGAAACCCTTGTAATAAGTGCGAATCAGTTCGCCCTGCTCACGGTCACTGTCAGTGATAAGATCAGTGTTAGCAAGAAAGTTATTCATGATGGCACGATTTGTTTCAGTGATATATTCATTGTTTTCATCAGCGGCCGAAACCTTGATATAAGCACCGTTGATACGTTGCGCGGCACAGGCAGCACCCCAAACATCATTTGCATTCAGATTAAGAGCGGGTTGACGATTGTAACGAGCCATTTGCAAGTCCTTTATCTCAGTGTTTATATATGTATTGTAACACCGTTTTGATTAAAAGTCAACCTTTTTTATCCAATTTTACGTTCCACCCACTGCAATCTTTTTCTACATATTTGGCTAATAGTTTGTTATTAGCATCTAACCGATCCCATATTTGATTGCGTAAATTTTGAAGTTCTTTGTTTGTGGGATATTTATTGTACAACTTTTTACACAATGACATAATTTTTAACCTATATACATTTGGATGAGATTCGTTGTATGAATGGTTATCTAATATATCATCAAAAAGGTCAAACCCTAAACTTCTCATACGTTCAGTATATCCTTTACCTGAAACAAAAATAGGAATTTGGTGCCAAGCAAAGGGTTTAAGTCCTTTTTCTGTTATTCTAATTTCATCATAATCTGGTTCATTAGTTTCTAACACTATGTTGAACATTGCTGTAAAAATTTTGTCAGTTGGTGGTTTCTGAGCAAAATCAATCAACGGATCATTAACATCTATACATAATGGTATTTGGTAAGGTTTTAAAATAGATTGTATTGTGCTATCAGCAACATCATCCAATCCAAAACTTACTAAACTACTATCACCAAAAAAATCTAAAATGTCTTTAATGTATAAGGCTCTGTTTATCGATGACCTTCTTGCTAGAGATACAAAGTGATAGTTTATTTCTACATTTTTCCAGTTGTTATTAATAACTTGTAAATCAGTATACCAGTGATATAAATTGCAAACTCCTGAAGTATAATCTAAAGTTACCTCATATTCCTTAAGTGCATTTTTAGGGTCAACATTTAAAATTATTTTAGCATCAGTTGCCTTTAATTTTTTTAAAATAGCAATACTTAGATTAACTGAGAATAATCCTTCACCTGTACCATCTAATATCAGAGGTTGATCGTTAATATTAATTTTATTACAAATAGCATTTACTCTATCGTCAAAGGACATTGACGGTGAGTCCTTAGTAAGATTTAAGGATTCAACTACTAGATGTATCATTATTTTCTACCTCTACCCAATGTGAATACATTGCAATACGTTTTAAATTAGTATTTAAAAAGTTTACATCAAGCCATTCAACCCCATGTGATAATGATGCACTATGTATAACACATGAATTAGGATCACATTTAAAAGAGTGGATAGGGTTATTTTCACTTTCTCCTACTTTTAAACTTCCACCGAATACATTATCCCATTCTTTGTGCAAATAAAAAACAACCACGTACCTATTAGGTAATGAAAAATTAAATGGATCTGTACTAAATTGTTTTTGGTGAGTGTGCCAATCAGTATTCCTACTATCTTTGTGCCAACAAAATCCAGTCAGTCTGACTTCTTTATTAAGATGGTCATGTAGTATTTTTTCTATGGCAGAGAAAACTTTATGAAAAACTGTATTATCAAATTTGTTGCTAGTTGCGCAGTCTACCGCTATTCCATTAATGTTGTACTTAGCAAGGGAATTTGCAATTTTAGAAAAACTAGGTGCATCAATAACATTGGTGCAATGCAACAATAAATGATCACTTGCATTGATTTGTTGAATATCCATATGATATTTATCAAGAAAAGGAGTCAAGTCCTTTTATCCGACTTATCACTTTTTTCTTGTCTGTATCGGACATGCGAGTCCAAAATTCAATTTCTTTAAGTGTGCGTTTACACCCGACACACAACCGGGTAACAGCATCTACCTTACAAAGACCAATGCACGGTGATTTTATCACCTATTGAAAAATCCACAATGCAAGTATAATCAGTAAAAACAATATAATGCGACCAGTGAAAGTTGCAAGAATAAATTCTAATATTTTCATATTAAGCAACCTTTTTTAGATAGTTAACCATATAATCACAAGAAGTAGTAAAAAGATACCTATAAAGAATAATGCAGACTTAAGATCAATGTTTGGCTTAAGATACATAGGACAGCGACCTTGTTGGTAGTCACAGTATTCAATAGGGATGTTGTCACTATCTAATTTCTTCCTGCAACCGTGTACAGGACATTTTACTATATCATTCATATTAATATTAAGCAACTTTTTCTCTAAGTTCATCGAGGATGATTCCGCAGACACTTTCTCGGTCAACACTGTCACCACAAAAATTGTCTTCAACTCGGGCCCAATGCATTGCAGTAGCAAGAATTACCTCAGGACGGGTTGCGTTAATCTCTGGGTACAAGTCACTGTCACTACCATAGAAAGATAGGACGTAATCGTAAAAGGCTTTTGTTTCATTAATAGTCATTCTAAATTCCTTTTCGAAAATTAAACAGTACGCTCAAATTCAAACTTGCGACCATTCTTGTAAAGATAGCCAACTACTTCGCCTGGTGCCCGACTGTCATGGAAGTATTCCATAGTAGGGCTAGTGCGAAACACAGTCATCTTACCTTCACGGTCAAAATCATGATCTTTAGGATTGCCCCAAGTCACAAGTACAAGATTGGGATTAGCATCACGGGCACGTTCAGCCATAGAATGCATACGTGCAGTATGTCGATTGTATGCCGCATTACCCATATGCAGTGACTCCGATATCAATCGGTGCACCGATATCCTTGTCAATTGCTTTGACAGTGTTCTTCCGAAGTGTATAAACGTAAATACCCATTTTACTATCTCCTTGCTATATACACACTATATCAACATACGTAACCAATGTCAACCGAAAAGTTATGCGGCTGACAACATACTTGCAGGGACACGCCAGTTAGTGCTGAACAAACCAGAAGTATTCTCACGTACAATGATGTACTTGCGATTGACCTTCTCGACGGTACCGATCACAATGCCACCTGAGCGGCTGTTAGTGAACTTAACCTTCGAACCCTTAACGAGGGTAAACTTATTCTTGTTTGCAAGTTGCGCCCGGGCAAACTTGATAGCATCACCGATTGAAGTCAGTTCATCATTAGTGAACGAACCAGCGATAATAGAACGATTGATTTCAGAAATATTCATGTCAAACTCCGTTTTCTCAGTTTATAATTTACTATATACCCAAAAAGTTTTAATGTCAACCATTATTATCCATGCAGTAAGTAGAAATAATCCACTTGGCACGATTGATTGCCTGACGGGCATCCTCTGCCCGCATATAATCGACTTCACCATATTCGGTAGAAATCATTTCCTGACTATCACTAAGGATGCTCATAGCCATCATGCCTGCACCACTGAAACGAAACGTCATGCTCTTTTCTACTGCTTCACGCATGCCTGCTTCGGTAACGCCATACATACGAACTTCACGCTTTTCTTGTTCGTTCAAAGTAATCATCTCACCCAATGTATCGTATCGTAAACCCATTTTGTTTCTCCGTTTTCTTAGTGTCAATACATGTATTGTACGCCCAAAACGATTAAATGTCAAGTCCTTTTTCTAGGAAAATTGATTATTTTTGCAGATTTTTGGCTGTGTAAGTTG